CTTTGTATCCGGCGCCTTGGTACTCTCTAGTCTCTGAGCCAGCATTTAAATGCACAGCTGGAAACTCTTCAACTTCATCCCAAAACTTTAACCTAGGGCTTACATTCAAAAATAAGTTTGTTCTATAATTACCAGTACCGTTTATATCTTTTAATTTCTCAACCAGAGCTTCTACAATAGCAAGTCTACGTGTTGTGTAATTTCGTTCTGCCATTATACTCTCCTAGTGTAGAATCTTCCAATAGCGAATTGAGCTGCTATCTCTCGTATGGATTTATCTATTACCTTTCTTGGGTCTCTATTAATGTCGCCTTGGGCATACCCAGGTTCAAATGTTTGATAAGGGCCTTTTTGATATGTATAACCAAAACTAGGAAAGCCTTTTCTAGTATTAACTACATCTGTAATTCTTACGCTTTCTGCAAATCTACCAGTTCTATTCGTTAAGTAAGGAGCTCCCATATTAGCAGCAACTTGTTCTGGCAGCTGCCTATTTATCATACCTATCAAAGCGAGTGGCTGCGCCGATACACCTTTTCCTGGTCGCGCTTTTCTACGCTTTACGGATGTGGCTGCTTTTGCTTTCGAGCTAGTTTTTAAGCTCTTGCCCTTCTTACTATAAGTAACTGTTTTAGCTTCCCGGCTACTAGACTTTGTCTTCTTGGAAACCCTAGCTCCTTTAACGGTTAATAATTCTGAGACCACTACGTGTTCTGCTATATTAACTGCATTGTCTTTAATACTTATACTACCTTTTCTGCCAGCTATCTCAGCATTTTTAGCCCACTCTAGTAGTTGTCTTTTTAAATCTTTTTCTATATTACTCCAGTCAGTGCTTTCTGATCCTGGGTAGTTCTTTGAGCCTGCATCTAGTGATATTACAATATCTTCGTTAGGAGATAGAGTTAAGCCTCTTTTCTTTGTGCCTTTAGTATCAAAGACAGCAAGGATTTCTCCGTATTTATCTTCTAACTTCTTTGCCTCCTTTGACGAAGTAAAGTCTTTAAAAAACCGTGTCTTAGCTAACCACTTCATAGAGAGAGCTAATCGGGCCGCACCTACTGCCGTTTTGTTTTGGTGTAGTCTATGCGTTCCCTTTTTTATTGCACCTATATCTGACTTACCTGCTGCACCTGCAAACGACATGCCTGGGTTATTTGCTCTTTCCTCTTTAGCGCCTGTTAATTTATAATCTTTTAACTGTGCTTGTATGAAATTAACAGAATAGCTTTTTATACTATCATAAATGCTCTTAGTCTTTCTAGACTCCGTAAATACTATGACGTCAGGAGTATACTCTATTATAGTACCTTTGGAGTTAGATATAGATTCCCTAATAGAAGCCCAAGATTCTGAAACACCTGCCTCCCACTCAGCTTGCTTAATTACAGGAAAGTCTTTATCTTTATGCTTACTTAAAAGATTTTGGTATCCTTCCTTCCAGGCCTCTATAATATTAACTCGTTCTAGTGTTACTACCTGTCGTTGATCGTCAATTAAACCTCTAGCATAGCTGTCGTTTATAACTGATACCATTTCTTTTAATAATGCTTTGGTATTAGCTACGGCCATTAGAAGTTTTTATATAAGTCTAAGACTCGCTTAATATGATCTGGGAACGCTACGTTGTTTGTTTGAGAGCTAGACGTCTGATTTGTTACAGTTGCGCCTGCAAGAGTTTTACGCTCTTTGTGCTCATCCTTCAAATAGTAGGTAATCAAATCTATTACTGCGAGTTTTAAATCTGCTGGGCACTCTTCGTAGCCTGCCTGATAAGTAACACGTACAGCTCCTGGACCTTTACGCCAGTTTCTATAACCGCTGCCGTTAGTACGAATTAAAGAGTCTGTGCTCTCATCTAAGTAGTAATCATAATTATTAGTAGTAAGTAGTTCGTAGGCTGAATCATAAGACGAACGCTCTTCTACAGAAAATATAGTAAGTACAGGACTTTCTGTAAGCTGTACAATATTGGTATCCCAACTTATATTAATTGTTTCTGTTTTATTTGATACATAGTAATCTACTATGCTATTTCCACAATAAGTTTTTACTAATTGACTCACAGAAGGAACTAAATTGTTTAAGCGTAAATCATCCTTAGGAGAAATAATTCCCTCAGCTTCTTTATACTCTTCAATTGTAACTAAATTTGCCATGTTCTATAAGTCCATTAGTAAAAACTTAGGGGGCGAACCCCCTAAGTTTGTTACGCTTTTATTAAACTGCGAGGTCGATCTTAACAGCTGAACGATTACCTGCTGCGTCTGCAACCAACTCTTCAAAACCGAGTGATTGAGTAGCAACGATAACACGACGCTGGTTACCAACTTCGTAATCCTGCTCAACAGATACACTGCGGAGACGTGGGATACAGTAGTTACGCATGTTAACTGCGAATGCAGCTGGAACGCCTGCTGCTTCTGCACCGAAGCTGTCAGAAACGATAACAGGTGAGCCGTATACGCCGCCGATAGCACCAGTAAGCTTGGTAGCAATATCAGAACCTACATCGGTGATGTCAGCAAAGCCAGCATCTTCGATCAGTTCGTAGTAACGAGCCTGTGAAACGATATAAGCTACGTCAGATGGGTTGATACCATACTTGCCCATGTCCTTACGAGCAGCAAGCAACTTAGCTGCAGTCAGTACGTCACCGCCACCGATGCTCAAAGTACCAGCATTTGCAGTTGCGTAGCCGTCAAGACCAGTGATTGAACCAGAACCATTGATGATAGCGTTATCAACAGCGCGAGCGTGAGCACGAGCAACAGAGTCGATAAGCATAGGCATCAAGTTAACAAGTACTTCTTCGTCAACATGGTTGTCCATGAAAGTCTGGCTGATCAGACGGTAAGCATTCAGAACTACTTGAGATACTTTAAAGCCTGTGTCGCCAACAGTGTTCAGGTTACCGCCAGTAGCAGCACCAGTCTGGAAAGTTGCGGCTTCAACATCTGGTTGAATTGGCAATACAGTCGCAGCACCGTTCACTTTGATTTCGCGGAACAGACCAGCTGTACGCAGATTCAAAGTAATTTCTTTCTCGATCATACGAGAAACTTCCTGGTCGATGTCGCCGGCGTTGGTAGCATAGTCAATACCAGCTTTTTCCATTACGCTACGAGCGAAATCAGTGTTCATACCTTTGCCGGTCATAGTACCAAGCAGGCTAGCGTGCATGAACTCTTGGCCCCACTTAGATACGTCACCTTGCGCTTGGCGATCGCCAAATACACGCTTGCTGTTACGCATAGCTTCGATTTCGCCAGACTTCTCTTCGAGGTCTTTAGAAAACTTAGCGATTACTTCGTCAATCTTAGCATCTTTAGCAGCAAGTTGTGCTGATACGTCTGCCATAAGGGCTTCTACGCCAGACTGAATGCCAGTCTTAACGCGGATTTCTTGTGCTTCTACAAAAGAATCTTGCTCAGCTTTTGCTTTTGCTGCTGCATCTGCAGCGGCTTTTTGTTCGGCTTGCTTCATTGCAATTTTGGCAGCAGTTTCTTCAGCTACTTTTTTAGCAAAAGCTTCCAAGTCGATGTTTTGGTTATCCATTTTGATCTCCTGATCTGTAGATTTCTCTACGCTTTGCGGTGCGTCACTAGCTACGCTAGAAGTATTAACTTCGTCTTTAGCCAGAGACTGACCGGCTAGATCCACACGATTAGTGAAAGTTTTTTTGAATTCTTCGTACTCTGCAATAGAGTCGAAAGATTTCGATAGCGAAAAAGTAGCTGATTGATTGCAAGGAACGGAAACAACCGATACCTCAAATAACTCAGCATCCTTAATCATAAGTCCATCGGTTTCTTTAATATAATCAGCATCCTTGACTCTGAAACCGACAGAAAAGGCTCCAAGAACACCGTCTTTAACAAGTTCAGCAACATTGCCGGGGGCATTTTTACTGATTTTGCATTCTAACTCCAGACCATTAGGACCAGCTTTCATCCCGGTAGCACGACCGATAGGTCGATCATAGTCATGATTGAAAAGAATAATAGGGTTCTTTTCAAAGTTTTTCAATCCGCCTTTTGTCCAAGCCTCGGCTGAGATAGAGTCACCCGCGCGATCAAAGTCAGCTGTGCTGGCCATTCCACGAATCATGACAGAACCATCTTCACCCTCTAGGGACTTAAAGGTAGATGTAAGATTAAAAATTTTATCCATCTTACTTTTCCACTTTTACTGCTGGTGCAGGCTTAACCGTAGCCACAGGTTCAGGCTTTGGTTGGGGCTTAGGAGCAGCCGCTACTACAGGTGCGGGTTTAGGTGCAACTGGCTTAGGCTCCTCTTTCTTACCTATTAAAGCATAAAGATCGGGCTCATTTCTTTCTAACATCTCGGCCATGCGAGAGTAGTTACGAAACACATTACGAATACCCCAAAAAGTAACTGGCTTATCTTCTGCTTTGATATACTCTGCTTGAGTAAGGACTTTACCCTTCTCTGCAAAGTACATTGCTAAATCATGTAACGTTTTTTTACGTTGTCTAACATTAGACATTTGAATCTCCTGAATTTGAATCTGTATCTTTTGGTCTGCCACCCTCACTAGGGTTTCCGGCACTACCTGCGATATTGGCTGGTACTCTTAAATCACTGTGGCCTTCTATTTCATCATAGCCTAGAATCTTTCGAGCTTCGTTTGGTGTCATAATGCCTGTATTAACTAAGGAGGCAAAGTAAGAAGCTTGGTCTGCTAATTCTGGCTGAAGCGCCGGAATGTCAGTAACATCTTCTTTCACTACAAAACCAAAGAATCTTTCCATTGCGAAGTTAATTTTTCGTACAATAGGAAGTACAGTCTCTAGGTAGTACAATCTCATGTTTGGACGAATATTTGCATTGTTACCAGAGTCCAACAAAATAGGCGGAATTCCAATAGCTTTTAAAATAATTTTTTCGTTTTCACTAATAGCGGCTTGAAAGTCAAGCTCCTTGAAGTTTACATTTGAAATCTTGTCTACTTCAATACCGCCATCAAGAATAAGAGGTCTGCGACCGCCAGCATCTGGTTTATAGCGCGCCTGCCATGACTGAAGCATGCGGTCTTTAATTTTCTCTGACAAAGTATTAGGACTCTTGAGAACTAATCCTGGTACTGCGCCATTCTTAAAGAAGTTATCCTGAAATTTACGCATAGACATCATAAGCTGGATCGTACGTAGTGCGGGACTTAGGCGCGGCACACCACGATAGATAGAATAAAAAGAGTTCTCTTTGATGTGAATAATCTCACTAGGAGAGTAGGTGATACGCTCTTTATAAGTGTACTTCTCTACATATGTAGTATCACTTGCGTGGATAGTCATATCCGCAGAGGGTAAGTGATACAAGTGTACACCATCAAAATAAATAAAGATATTACCGTCAATAATCATGTCAATGATTAGGTTTCTACGGAATGTATTAATATCTTGGAAAGGGTTTGGTTCTATATTTAAAAGCAATTCTACACGTGAGCGTTTGATTCCTTTAACTACACTATTACCTTTAGTTGCGTCTCCTACGGTTGCAGGTATTTCTGCGCAATCGTCAACGAGCATATTAACTGCTCTGTTAACGATTTCTAATTCTTCGTAGGCCCGTTCATAGTTATAAATAGGTTCACGAGATGCTTCTACTTTACTATCGTAATAAGGCTGAGCCGGATTAAGCTTTTCGTAAAGCTCATCCTGGCTAACTGCTTTACTACTAAAGGGGTTATACCATGCCATGTTTTTCTCGTTGAATCTCAACCCAGTTCATTTGCTTTGTAGCAGTGCCTAAACTTGGATTTCTACCATAAAGGGAATGTAGAAGTAAATGATGTGAGTGACATAGAGTAACAGTATCATCGTATAACTCTTTACTCATATCTTCTATAAACTCATCTCTCCAGATAACTATATACTCATTCGTATAGTGCTCTGGTCTTACTCTTTCTTTTTCTTTTAACCACTTCGCTAAAAGCGGACTGAGGCTATAATAGTGGTGGAAATCTAGCTCCCTAGTATCTCCACAAATACGACATTCCGAGCCTTTGTTGTACTTTGATTTAGCTCTATCACGAATGTATTTTATTCGGTCTCTTTTCATTTCCATTTTTCAATACCAGAATTATATCGTGTAGCAGGTATATTGTCAAATACTATTTTTCAATAGGTATCACTAAAACCCGCTGTTGCTTGTTTGAAATGAGTATAAAGCATATCGCAAGGCGTCTGCCATATGCGATGCTCTATTATGTTTTGGCTTTTCTTTTGCCAGGTTTGGATTTGGATCCCATTGATATTGATCTAAAGAAGCTAATGTCTCTAAACATTTTTGATCTACCATTAGTCGATTATTATCTACAATAGCTGCCACGTGACTGATGCCGTCTAATACTGACTTTTTCGCATTGATAGTACTAATATCATACTGTTGTGCAAAGTCAAAACGTGTCTGCTGTGCTGCGGAGTCAATATAGATATAATCGATATCCCATTTATCAATCATGCGGCTTATCTCAGCAGCATGCTGTTCAGTTGTACGTTCTGCGTCTAAGTATTCATCTAAGAGGTAGTACTTTTCTTCGTCCCAGTCATATGCGATTACACAGAAGGCTGTAGGGTCACGATAACCAACGTCAAGGCCTGCGAACACATCCATTTTTGATAAGTCTAAACCCTCGAAGTTACCCGTACATAACTCATGATCGAATGGCCATACCTGACCTTCAAAGGTATTGAAGTCAGCCTCGTACTCTTGTTTAAACTCAGCTTCTGACATAGACTTACGTGCTTCATCAATATCTGATTGAGCCATACGCGGGTTATCTCGATAGGTTGCTTTAATAGAAACCCACTCTTGGAACTCCTCGCTAAAGCCTCTATCAAAGAACTCAGCGAACCAATTATTACGACCCCGTGGGGTAGAAATAAAGATTGCTTTTGAATTCGGTTTATCAAGTGTTGGTCGAAGTGCGACATTAAACGCATCACGACCGTCTGCCAACGCTGCTTCGTCAAATATAATTAAATCGTAGCTTCGACCAACACAAGAATCAACCTGGTTCACGGAGCCCATACGGACTGTAGAACCATTAGAGATTTCAATCACCTTGTCTTTTGCGTTATCTTTAGTGACTTCTAGATCAAAATGCTTAATCAAGTTTCTTTGTAAGTCAAAAGAGATTTGTGACAGTGCGTAGTTAGGTGACATAATAAGAATAGCACACTTAGGTACCAAAGATACAAGTTGTCCTATAATGTTTGCTATATACGTTTTACCTTGTCGTCTCGAAAGAGCTGCGCAAATAAAACGGTATTTAGGGCAGTTAACAGCATTAATTAATGCTATCTGCGAAGGAAGGGGTTCAATATTTAATAACTGAAGATATGGCTCTACAGGAAGTTTTAGAAACTTATCCTCAGAGGGGAAGTCTAGTAGGTAATCGCCGGTGATGTCCCGGCGACTGATTTGTATTGCCATATTATTATGTCTTGTCTAGTATTAGGTCGAAGGATGCGGTGGCATGAAAGTTATTTCCTGAAGTCAACGCTCTAAAATCAATATCGGTTTGTTGTATGAAACGAAGTGGTACGGTATAATCTTGGGAAACTGTAGACTGGTACAAGTTTACATCAGATTTAATATTAAAAGCGGTTTCTCCATAGTGGTTGTCTCTGATATATAGTCTGAAGGAAGCGTCGCCGCCCTTTCCAATACCTACAGTGCTTTGACACAAGTAACCATTATAGCCTTTTGGTATCGTATATACTGCCATTAGTGTTTGCCCAACACCTGTATCTATACGAGCAACCACTGTGCCTGCTCCTGAAACTGTTCTAGCGGTAATGAGTCCTGCGTTTGTTCCAGTATGATCATATATCATGCGATATATGCGCTTATATGTTTTAACAGTAGGAACTGTAGTAGTTCCTAACATAGTGAGAACTTCGCTTTGTAAGTCCCAGTTACTGTCAAGGCCGAAAATCTTAATAGTAGAAGTATCGGAGGTGCTGGTACTAGTTATATATAAAGTTACTGCTCCTGCGTCAAACTCTCCCCAAGGATATAAACCACCTTGAGACCAAATAGATTGAAGGCCTGAAGTGAGGTTAGGATTAGATCCAAACTTATGTTCGCTTGTGTAATCTCTTTCTGCCGCACGTGCAATGTCTAAACCGTATAAGCCTATCATAATTTAACCCCTACGCTAACTTTAACAATGCTGAAATACCTTTCAACAGTGTACCTTTTAACTCAATAGAGGCGCCGCCTTGTTTAACTGAGTGCGTATTCTCTAAGTCTTTGAGTATTTCTATATACTCGTCCTTGCTTACTGACCCAGATGTAAAGTCTTTTTCGAGGTCAACCAGCATAATTGCTACGGCAGACATCTCTTTATTATCGCTGTTTACTAGTTCAAGTATCTCTTTCATTAAAATCTCTTCATTATTGCGCTAGCAATATCTTTGCTTTGTAATTCAAGGGCCTTTTTCTTCAAGTTACAATATGGTGTAGAAAAAGATTCTTTATTATATAAGCCATTAGATGTTTCTTGCATAAGAGCAATAAGCTCTCCAATATCATTAGACTTCTTACTGTCAGAGTATAAAGCAAGTATATCAACTTGTTTCTTTAGTTCTAGAATTTGCGCTTTGTCTGGTGCTGAACAGTCTAACTGAGATACTTGATGACGAACCTTTACAGCAAGTAAAGATTCGTTATCATCATAAAAGCTTGGGATACTGCCACAAGCAGATATAAGTAATGCTGTTAAAACAAGAGCTAGTCTCATTTCTTACCTACCGCATCCGCTGCAAAGAACGCCGATACTAGTACTGCAATAGAGGCAAAATAAGTAGGTGCAATGTTAGCAATTAGTTCGGCAGCTTTGTCCATGCCTAGTAATGAAGTAATCGCAATACCCACGGGATAAACAAGTAAACCAATTAAGGAAAACCATGCCATCTTACGAATTGCATCACGCTGTGCATCTTTATCTTCGAGTTCTTTTCTTTTGAACTCCATATACATTGCGTGCTCTTCTGCGGTGACGCATCCGTCTCCATTAGTATCTGCTGGGTGATAGCCTGCTGCTTTTAGTTCTTCTTCCATTACCACTTTACCTTATCTGCCCAGTATGCTGCGGACATCTTGCCTTTTGCAATGTTTTTTGCATGGCGTGCTTTAAATGATGCGCGTTTCTTCTTCATAGCGGCTGATTCTCCAGCCTTGGGCTTCCCTGCCGTTTTAGCTCCCTGCTGGCCGAAACGAATAGTTTTTACCTTGGTGCCTACTTTGGCTACAACAATATGGGATTTTTTAGGGTGGCCCGGAGTGCGTTTTGGCTTGTTAAAGCCAGATACTTTTGCACGAGCTAGACGAGAGTCTTTCTTTTTTGCTTTACTTTTTCTTTTTACGGGCACTGGTCTTTCTCCTCTTTTTAAATCCGCTCTTCATAGCTGCGAACGCTTTAGGAGATATCGTAGACTTTTTCTTGCTGCGACTGATACCTAGTTTCTTTCTTGCGTTAATATTTGCGTATAATCCTGG